CCTCCGCGGGGCTCATCAAATAGCCCGATTGCGGAGGGTCCTTTATAGCCGTCCCCCTCTTTGGGGGCGGCTTGGCCAGTTACCTTACTTGTTGTAACTGGCCTGAGTGACACCGTTTAACTCTTACCTGGAGGTTCTTTCTATGTACAAGCGTCATAAGATGTCTAAGCGCCATTCTCGTCGCTCTTTTACTCGTCATGCTGTTCGTGTTCATCGTCGTAATAACATTAGTCCTATGCGTGGCGGTATTCGGTCTTGATTTATGCCTTGTTTTCATCCTTTATCTGGGTTTAAAAAGGTGGGGGGTGGTTGGACCCCCCATTTTAACAAGTCTATCGGTTCTGGCGCTGTTATGAAAATACCATGTGGTCAATGTATTGGCTGCCGTCTTGAGCGTTCTCGTCAATGGGCTATTCGTTGTGTCCATGAAGCTTCTCTTCATTCCTCCAATTGTTTTGTCACTCTTACTTATAATGATGCTAATATGCCTTCTGGCGGTTCTCTTAATTACCGTCATTTTCAGCTTTTTATGAAGCGTTTGCGTAAGCGCCTTGGCGCTGATATTCGTTTTTATATGTGTGGTGAGTATGGCGACAATTTTGGTCGTCCTCACTATCATGCTATTCTTTTTAATGTTGATTTTCCTGATAAGTCCATTTGGCGTAAGACCAAATCTGGTTATCATCAGTACCGTTCTAAGATTTTAGAGGAGTTGTGGCCTTTTGGCAACTCTGAAATTGGTACTGTTACCTTTGATTCTGCTGCTTATTGTGCCCGTTATATTATGAAAAAAGTAACTGGTGATGCTTCTTCTTTTCACTATTGTTCTATTGACCCTATTACTGGTGAAGTATTATCTGAACGTGTTCCTGAGTTTAATAATATGTCTCGTCGTCCTGGTCTTGCTAAAGGCTGGTTTGATGCCTTTCATTCTACTGATGTTGCTCCTTTTGATCATGTTGTTGTTCGTGGTCGGGCTATGAAGCCCCCTAAATATTATGATTATTGTTATGAACTTCTTTATCCTGATGAGATGGTTAAAGTCAAAGCTGCTCGTGTCCTTGCTGCTCGTAAGGCTATTGACAATTCTACTCCTGTTCGTTTAGCTGCTCGTGAAGCTGTTGCCGTTGCTAATTTAGCTCGGCTTTCTCGTCCTCTTACTTGATAGGTGTTTTATGTCTGACCTTAAAATGTTTTCTGTTTTTGATACTAAGGCAGAGGCTTATTTGCCTCCTATGTTCTTTCCTACTCGTGGTGTTGCTATTCGTGCTTTTTCTCAAGCTGCTGCTGATGAGGCTCATGATTTTTGTAAATATTCTGATGATTATGTTCTTTTTGAATTAGGTACTTTCGATCCTGCTTCTGCTGTTTTTGCTTGTCATGTTACCCCTGTCAATCTTGGTTCTGCTACTTCTCTCCGTTCCTCTAATTAATGGGTTTTCTTATGTCTCACAGCCGTGGTCCTTCTCAACATAATTTCGCTGTCGTTCCTCACGCTGATATTCAGCGTTCTTCTTTTGACCGTTCTCATGGCTGTAAGACTACTATGAATTCTGGTTTTCTTGTGCCAATCTTTTGTGATGAGGTCCTTCCTGGCGATACTTTTAACCTTCATCTCAATGCGTTTGCTCGTCTCGCAACGCCCATTAAGCCTTTTATGGATAATTTATTTTTCGATACTTTTTTCTTTTTTGTACCAAATCGTTTAGTTTGGTCCCATTGGGTTAACTTCAATGGTGAACAAGTAAATCCTGGCGATTCCACTGCTTATACTATTCCTCAACAAGTTTGCCCTTCTGGTGGTTATGCTATTGGTTCTTTACAGGACTATTTCGGTCTTCCTACTGTTGGTCAAATGACTGCTACTACTAAATCTCATTCTGCGCTTCCTTTGCGTGCTTATAATCTTATTTGGAATCAGTGGTTTCGTGATGAAAACCTTCAAAACTCTATTACTGTGGATACTGGCGACGGTCCCGATACCGTTTCTAATTACGTTTTACTTCGTCGTGGCAAACGCCACGATTATTTTACTTCTGCACTTCCTTGGCCTCAAAAGGGCGCTTCTGTTTCTTTGCCGTTAGGCACTTCTGCCCCTGTTAAGGGCATTTTTGTTACTGGCGCTAATGGCGCTATTGGTGGTACTTGGTACGATTCTTCTGGTGCTGCTACTTCTACTGGTAATTTTTGGCAAAACTCCGCTATGCTTGTTAAGGATGCTATTTCTTCTGCTGGTACTGCTGGTGTTGGTGGTCACGTTCCTAATGTTTATGCTGATCTTACTACTGCTTCTGCTGCCACTATTAATCAGCTTCGTCAGGCTTTTCAAATTCAGAAAATGTATGAGCGCGATGCCCGTGGTGGTACTCGTTATACTGAAATTGTACGCTCTCATTTTGGTGTCGTTTCTCCTGATGCTCGTTTGCAACGTCCTGAATATTTAGGTGGCGGCAGTACGCCTATCAACGTCAATCCTATTGCTCAAACTTCTGCTACTGGTGCTTCTGGTACTACTACTCCTGCTGGTTCTCTTTCTGCTATGGCTACTCTTCGTGCTTCTGGTCATGGTTTTGTTAAGTCTTTTACTGAGCATGGGCATATTATTGGTCTTGCTATGATCCGCGCTGATATGAATTATCAGCAAGGTCTTAATCGTATGTGGTCACGTTCTACTCGTTTTGATTTTTATTGGCCTGCTCTTGCTCATATTGGTGAGCAAGCTGTTCTTAACCAGGAGATTTATTGCGACGGGTCTGCTAATGATGTCGCTGTTTTCGGTTATCAGGAACGTTATGCTGAATACCGTTATAAGCCTTCTATTATTACTGGGCTTTTCCGTTCTACTGCGGCTACTACCCTTGATGTTTGGCACCTTGCTCAAAAATTTACTACTCTTCCCGCTCTTAATTCTACTTTTATTACCGAGAATCCGCCTGTTGAACGTGTTGTTGCTGTTCCTTCTGAACCTCAATTTTTACTTGATACCTATTTTTCTCTTCGATGTGCTCGTCCTATGCCTGTTTATGGTGTGCCTGGTCTCATTGATCATTTCTGAGGTTGATATGAGTGTTGCTAAAGCTATCGGCGGTTCTCTTATTTCTGGCGTCTCATCCCTTGTTGGGGGTGAGCGCACTAATGCTGCTGCTCAGGATAATGCTAATGCTCAAATGGATTTTCAGGAGCGTTTATCTTCTACTGCACATCAGCGTGAAGTTGCCGATCTTAAAGCTGCCGGTTTAAATCCTATTCTTTCTGCTGGTGGATCTGGTTCTTCTACCCCTTCTGGTGTTTCTGCTCCTATTATTGATTCTTTTTCTCATGCTTCTAATGCTGCTATTTCTAATTTTTCTGCTTTGCAAACTGCTCGTCAATCTGAAGCTGCTATTGATACTGCTCAATCTCAACAACGTCTTAATAATGCTCTTGCTGATAAGGCTGCTGCCGAATCTTCCTCCGTTAAGGAGGATATTCGTTTAAAACAAACTGGTGTTTTTGGTCGTGCTGTTGGTTCTGATGTTGCTTCTTCTGTTCAAGATGCTGTTCATTCGATTGCCCCTGTTCTTTCTAAGGCTGTTACGCCTTTGCTTCATTCTGCTCGTGACGAGCTTCCTGACAAGCTTAATTCTATTATTGCTGGTTTACGTCAATCTTCTGCTAAGGCCGTCTCTACGGCCTCTACGTGGCTCCGGGACCATGATCTATGGCCTCCCGGTTCTCGCTCTCATTCTGTCCCGCCTTCGGCGGGCATTTATATCCCCGGTTCTGCTCCTAAACTTAAGTGAGGTTTTCTATGTCTCTTCGTAAAGTTAAAGTTTATTCTGAGTATGACCTGCCCCCTCATGAGGGGCTTGATTGTTCTGTTGAGCCTTCTATGACGCAGCAAAGTTTTAAAGATGAGTGTGATATTAATAACATAATGGATAAATATCAGCAGACTGGTTTCATCGATGAGTTTTACGATCGTCAAAACCCTCAATTTGCTGATGTATCTACTACTGTTGACTTTCACACTGCTCAAAATCTTCTCTCTGCTGCGACTGAGGCTTACAATGCTCTTGATCCTGTTGTCCGTTCTCGCTTCGGTTCTCCTCTTGATTTCTTATCTTTTGTTGATAATCCACACAATGCCCAAGCACTCATTGATATGGGGCTTGCTGTAGCGCGTTTGCCGCTTCAAGAGGACGTAAAGGACCCTCCGCGGGGCTCATCAAATAGCCCGATTGCGGAGGGTCCTTTATAGCCGTCCCCCTCTTTGGGGGCGGCTTGGCCAGTTACCTTACTTGTTGTAACTGGCCTGAGTGACACCGTTTAACTCTTACCTGGAGGTTCTTTC